TGATTTGAAGGTTGCTATACAAAATGGGGCGACAGATGCCATCAATAACGCACAAAATACTTTAGGTAACAATCCTACACTACAATTAATAAATGCTACAGCAAGCGATGTTCAAGCGTTAGCAAGCAAAGATGGAATAGAACAATTGATTAGTGCCGGATTACCTGCTGGTAAAGTTGCTGAAGTTAAGAACGCACTATCAGCAATCACATCACAAGGCAGCGGAGTAAAGATGCCTTCTGTTGGTGTGAATACAAATGATAGAAGTTCATTAGAAGCAGGTGTTAAAGATGCTCTTGAAGATCCGGGACTACCGGCGCCTACATATGGAGAAGTTGATAGAGAAACATTAGACGATAAACGTAAACAGAAGAAAAAAGAATCTGATGCATTATATCAAACTTATCTTAAAAAAGATGAAGCATCACAAATAGCCTTCAATGATTTTCAAGATGCGCAGAAAGCATATGATACTGCACAAAAAAATCTAGTACAAGGTAGTCCAGAACTTGCCAATTTACGTCAAGCAAGAGATGAAAAATATTCAATATATGAGAAAGCATCCTTAGAAACAGATAAGGCTCTTATAGATTATGAAAATGCTTTAACCACCAATAAAACAAATAAAAATACACAACCATCTAATGTTATCGTCACTACCGGTTCTCCTGATAATAATCTTGTCGTTTACAGGTCAGTAAATGAAAAAGGTGACGAAGAAATAGGCTGGATTGAAAATAAATCACAGACTACAACGACAACTACGAGCAAAAGAGGTTCATAAATAGTTTTATGCCAGAATACATAGGTTTTACAACTTTAAACGCAAATAAACCCCAAACTGTAAATGCTCCTATAGGATACCAAGGGGGTGTTGGCACTGTTAACGAAACTATTATACCCGGGAAAAAGTTTAGATTAACTGATGCACCCCTTGTTATACAGGATTTTGTTAATGCCTTGAACATTAGAAGGGGAACGAAAGTAGGACAACCGCAGTATGGGACAGATTTATGGAATTTTATTTTTCAACCCAACGTTCCTGAAGTACAACAAGCCCTACAAGAAGAAATCATAAGAATAGCGGGGGCTGACCCTCGCATACAACTCAATTTTGTAAACGTATATCCTAAAGATAATGGAATATTACTTGAAGTTGAAATGGCTATCGTTCCTTTTAACCAAGCACGATTATTAAGTATCTTCTTTGATTCTAGCACGAATACAGCGTCATTGGCTTAAAAAAGCAGTTTTTATTATTAGATAAATAATAAAACGAGATTTATTATGGCTACAAGTTCTAGACAAAGTGCTTTGTTTGGTATAAATGACTGGAAGGCGATATATCAGACCTTTCGTGAGGCTGATTTCCAGAGTTATGATTATGAAACGTTACGCAAGAGTTTCATAGATTATTTGCGCGTATACTACCCTGAAACATATAACGACTACATTGAATCAAGCGAATTTATCGCATTATTAGACGTTATGGCGTTCATGGGTCAAGGTCTAGCATTTAGAAATGACTTGAATGCCCGTGAAAACTTTATTGATACTGCTGAACGCCGTGATAGCGTTGTTAAGTTAGCAAACTTAGTAAGTTATACTCCGAAAAGAAATTTAGAAGCGCAGGGATTACTCAAAGTTACTAGCATTCAAACTACTCAAAATCTAGTAGATTTTAATGGAGTTAATCTAAGCAATCTCACAGTATTATGGAATGACCCCGCAAATCCAAATTGGTTTGAGCAATTTAATACGATAATTAATGCTGCTTTAGTAGATAGCCAACGCATAGGTAGACCAGGAAATATAGCAGAAATTTTAGGCGTCACAACAGCAGAATATGCATTGCAGATCCCTGCAGAAAGTTTACCAATAGTACCATTTACTTCAACAGTTGATGGTATAACTATGGGATTTGAATTAGTAAGTGTAACAAGCGTAGACGAAGATTATCTGTATGAAATTCCACCTGCACCTACAGGTCGTTTTAATATGGTTTATCAAAACGATAGATTAGGTTTTGCAAGCCCAAACACTGGTTATTTTTTCTATTTTAAACAAGGCTCATTGACTAATTTTGATTTTGTATTAGAACAGCAAATCGCAAACCAAGCAGTTAATATTGATATTCAAGGTATTAATAATGAAGATACTTGGTTGTATCAATTAAATTTAAACAATAATACAAGAACATTATGGAGAAAGGTAGATAACGTTTATGCTAATGCTTATCTACAGACCGAAACAAGCAAAAAAAGTATTTTCAGTGTAAGTTCAAGATTTAACGATCAAGTTACTTATAATTTCGGTGATGGTGTATTCTCAAATATCCCAGTAGGAACTTTTAGAGCATATGTACGTTCAAGCAACGGATTAACATATACTATTGACCCAAGCGAAATGCAAGGTATTAATGTTGCTTTCAACTACATCACACGCCAGGGTAAGGTAGAAACCTTAGCGATAGGTTTACAATTAACACAACCTGTCAGTAATGCGCAGGCAAGAGAATCATTACCTTCTATCAAGCAACGCGCACCAACACGCTATTATACCCAGAACCGTATGGTCAATGGAGAAGATTATAACAATTTTCCTTATACATTATACAGTTCAATCATCAAATCAAAAGCGATCAATCGTAGTAGCGTCGGGGTTAGTAAAAATCTAGACTTGTTAGACCCGACTGGCAAATATTCTAGCACAAATACATTTGCAGACGACGGCTCAATATGGGAAAACAATGAAGATACTGTATTGACACTTGCGATTAATAACACGCCTAGCGACATTATCGCATTTATCACTGATACATTGGCAAGCGTACTTGCACTCAACAGATCAAATCAATATTATATTAATCAATCAAGCGACAGCATAACAGCCTGGTATAAGCGATTTGATTTACCAACAAACGCAGCAGATCCAGAGACAGGGTCTCAAGTTATGTATTGGGCTAGCAGCACAGTTGATGCGAATAGCCAAACAGGATATTTTTATAACTTAGATCAAGGTTCTGAAGTACCTGCATTCGTTGGAATATTCTCAACTACAAATGCGAAGTATGTAACTAAAGGAGCATTGATTAAATTTAGGGCTCCTGATAATTATTATTTTGATAATAATAATAGATTAGTAGAAGGAATATCTGGACCTAATAAACCAAACACATTATGGACAACTGTGCTTAATGTGATAGGCGATGGAACAAATACAGGTCAAGGACAGTTTTCTAACGGAACAGGTCCTGTAACATTAAATGGTTATGTACCTGCTGAATGTATACTTGAACAAATAATACCTGCATTTGATAACTCACTACCTGTAGAAGTGGTACAAGATGCTATTATTAAAATGGAATTACAACAAAGTTTTTCACTTGTGTTTAACAATTCTTTATTAATAAATCAAAATAGATGGATAGTAAGACCTGTAAATGATTCTAATTGGTTCGTTAAGTTTGTATCAGATCCTGCTATTAACAGATACACTATCACAGTCAAATCACTAAAATATTATTTTGGTAGTGTGAGTGAAACTAGATTTACTTTTGCTACTAATGAAATTGTATATGATCCATTTAGCGGAAAGATTTTACAAGATTTTGTTAATGTCTTAGGAATAAACACACAACCAGAATCTTTAGATGCATTAGGCAGAGATTATAAAGTTAATATAGTTGGACAAACAGTTGAAACAGATGGCTATGTAAATGATTTTCAAGTTGAAATAAGTGCCACTGATATTAATAACAAACAACTTATATTAAATCCTGATTTCTTCACTACAATAACAGGCGTGACTTCTGATGGCAATAATGCAGGATTTTATGTGTTTTTTGAAACGGTTCAAGACCCTATCAATTTAACAAGACTTCAATTAGTACCTGTAAACACAATTAATTTCCAGTATAGCACAAAGAATGAGATAGAAGATGTAAAATACGAATATCCAGTAGGTCAACTCTTTTTCGCCAATCAAGAGCCACTAGAGTCTAATCCTGCAATAAAAGGAGTATTTTATAAAACAGTTCAAGATACTTCAGTGACAACTATAAGTTATCAATTAGTGATACAAGATCAATTTTCATTTAAGTATGGAAGACAAGGATTAAGTTATCAATATCGTCATAATAGTAATAATACAACACGTATTGATCCTGCTACTACAAATATAATTGATTTATATGTAGTTACACAATCATATTATACAGCCTATCAAAATTACATTCAAGATTCTACAAATACAGTACCTAAACCATCAACACCTACAATCGCTGAATTGAGTGCAAGTTATGGCAAAGTTCAAGATTACAAAATGTTGAGTGATTCTGTAGTATTAAATAGTGTAGTGTTCAAGCCTTTGTTTGGTCCTAAAGCAGATCCTGCATTAAGAGGCACAATCAAAGTCATTAAAACAAATACAACTACAGCAAGTGATAGTGAAATACGTAGCGCAGTGTTAACAGCAATGAATACATATTTTGATATAAACAATTGGAATTTCGGTGACACTTTCTTCTTTTCAGAATTAAGTGCATACTTACATAATCAATTAGGTGATTTGATTAGTTCTGCTGTATTGGTACCAAATAATCCAAATGAACCGTTTGGTACTTTGTACGAGATAAAGAGCGCGCCTTACGAAATTTTTGTAAATGGTGCGGTTGCTGAAAATATTCTAGTGATCGCTGCATTAACACCAAATGAATTACAAATAGCATAATAATAAAATGACACGCATTAGAACTTTAGATTTTCTACCAGAAATTTTTCAAACGCCAACAAATGAGCAATTTTTGTCGGCTACCCTTGATCAATTGGTAAATCCACCTGTAACACGTAAGATACAAGGTTTCGTTGGTAGCACTATAGGTTATGGTGTAAATGCTAATGATTTTTATGTAACTGAACCTACTAAAGTTAGAAAAGATTATCAATTAGAGCCGGGTGTAGTATTCTTAAAGAATAATCAGGGCAAAGCAAATGATTTTTTAAGTTATCCAGGAATACTAGATGCATTAAAACTTCAGTATGGATTAACAAATAATAATAATGATTTATTTGAAAGTCAATTTTATAGTTGGGATAGTTTTACAGACCTAGATAAAATTATAAACTTCAATCAATACTATTGGTTACCACAAGGACCTCCTGCTGTAGTAGTTACAAACGAAGTTGTGTACCTTGAAAATCAATATGATGTGGTTAGCGCAGAAAATTCATATCAAATTAAGCCATTGGGAGCAACTGGATATTCTGATAATCCTACGCTTACTTTGATACGCGGTGGCACTTATACTTTTAATGTAAATCAAGACTCTCAATTTTGGATTCAAGGCGCTCCCGGAATAAACGGCACTAGTTTAACACAACCTAACTTTAGTGTAAGACTAACAGAATTAGGTGGAGTGATCAATAACGGCGCAGAATCAGGAACAATAACCTTTAATGTTCCTGCAAAAGATGCAATGGACCAATACAATTATGAAGCAGGAGTAGGTGTACCTGCATTCGTAGTATCAACAAAAAGTATAGAACAAATTCAAAATTTACCATTGAGCCAAGTAGGAAATATTGACGGCGTTACTGCATTAAACGGCATCAATATTCTATTTTATAATGCTGATACTGAAACTATCACGGGAACTTTCCCATCAGATAATTTCTATAAAATCACATATGATTATAGTTCAAGTCCTGTAGACCCAATCGTTACTCTAGCACCTGATGCTGTAATCTACAACGAAGAAAAAATAACTCCCTCATATGGTTCTACTTATATAGGCATTGGTTTTGTCAAAACAACTTCAATTGCACCTATTCCGTTTATTTCAGCACCATTGGATACACTGTATTATC